GAGTAGAAATATCCAACAATTAGAATCACAAGAGGCCGAATTACTTAAAAAACATCAAGAACTTGTTGAAAAAGAACAAGATTTGTTTAAAGGATTGAATGAAAAATATGGAGATGGTAATTTTGACCCTTCAACAGGTGAATTTATTCCAACTCCAAAAGAAGAAACAACTGAAGTAGAAGGATAAAAAATAATCTTTCGATTTAGTTGATTATACTTATATAAGAGTATATTATACAAAAAAATTAACAAGGAGTAATATAAAATGGCAGAAAAGATTGTATCACCTGGTGTATTTACGAGAGAAAATGACCTTTCTTTCCTATCACAAGGGATTGGTGAAATCGGAGCAGCAATAATTGGACCTTTCCATAAAGGACCTGCTTTCGTACCAACCGTTGTCAATACACAATCAGAATTCGAAGAAATATTCGGTACACCTAATGGAGAATACTATTCAGGATATACCGTACAAAATTATTTAAGAGAAGCTGGAGTAGCTACTATTGTTCGTGTAGGACATATAGGTGGTTATACTCATGCAGCACCTCTTGGGATTAAGTTAAGTGGTGTAGGTACTAAAGATGACCAAATCATCGGTGTACTTCATGGAACTGATAACTTAGCAGATTCAGATGGAGATGTAACAACTGAATTATATGCATCAACAGCTATAGATTCACAACCATCAGCATCAGCATTTTCAATTTCAGGTTCTTTATTAGGAACTGAAATATCAGCATCAGTATTACCATCAGCAGGAAATGATTTATCCGATGTATTCGGAGAAAGTGCATTTGGTGGTAAAAAAGTATTTTCATACAAATACTTTGAAAATGCAGCAACCAACTTTGCAAACCACCTAACTAATAGTGGTTCTCAAGTATCATTAGTTGCGTTGGCTGACCAAGATTTCACACAAGATTGTACACACGCTTCTACTCCTTGGATACAATCACAATTGATTTCTGGTGAAAGACATAACTTATTTAAGTTACATACTCTTGGTGATGGTACTTACGCAAACAAAGAATTTAAAGTATCTATTTTTAATGTAAAAGCAGCTGGTACTTCAAATGCAACTGATTATGGAACATTCTCATTAGCAATTAGAGGATACTCTGATACAGATAAAAGTAAAGTAGTAAAAGAAACATTTACAAATGTAACTTTAGACCCAGCTTCACCAAATTACATTAAAAAAGTGATTGGTGATTATAATATTACAATTGATGCAGTTGGAAAACTTACAACAAATGGAGATTATGTAAATCGTTCTAAATTTGTAAGAGTTGAATGTGTAGCAGAAGGTTCGGCACCTGTAACAGCAGTACCATTTGGACACGGAGCATATACTAACCCAATTTATGTAGGTGGTTCAGAATCAGAAGTACCAGCAGTAATTTTCTCTACTGGTTCCGCTGAAAACAATGCATCTAAATCAACATCATATTCAGGTATCGATTTAGAAACTGGTGTTGTAAAAATAGATAATGCGGCATATCTTTCACCAATTCCAGCTTCGGCAACAGTTGGTGGGAACACAGTATTTGCATTTGATGCTGATATTAATGTAGCGGCAGGAACAAGTACAACTCAAAACCATCCTGAAGATGGATATGGAACATTTAACTTTGGTTATACTGTTTCTACATCAGATACTGCAACAACTATCGCTAAAAGACAATTTACAGTTGGATTCCAAGGTGGATTCGATGGTATATCTCCAACAATCAAATCAGCTAAAGCTGATGATTCACAATGGGGAGCAGGAAACTCACAAGGATTTAACTTATCTACTTCAACAGCAAGTGGTTCAGTTGCATATGTAAAAGCAATCAACGCAGTATCTAACCCAGATGATTTCGATATCAACTTGGTATCTGCACCTGGTGTTGTTAGAAGATTACACTCTTATGTGTTTGATAAAGTAACTGATATGGTAGAAGCTAGAGAAGATGCATTCTTCATTGGTGATGTAACTGATAAAGATGATACTATCGCTCAGGCTGTACAAGAAGGTACATCAGTTGATTCTAACTATGTTGGTACTTACTACCCATGGGTTAAAACAATCGATAGTAGAACGAATAAATTAACTTCAGTTCCTCCATCAGTATTGATGCCAGGTATTTACGCTGAAAACGATGCAGTTGCAGCTGAATGGTTTGCACCAGCAGGTTTAAACAGAGGTGGTATCACCGGAGCAGTTTCTGTACTAAACAGATTAACACATGCTGAAAGAGATACACTATATGAAGGGAAGATTAACCCAATCGCACAATTCCCAGGTGAGGGTATCGTTGCATTCGGACAAAAAACTCTACAAGATAGAGCATCTGCACTTGATAGAATCAACGTAAGAAGATTGTTAATTAAAGTTAAAAAATACATTGCATCTACATCAAGATACCTTGTATTTGAACAGAATACAACACAGACAAGAGGAAAATTCTTGAATACTGTAAATCCATATTTGGAAGGAATACAACAAAGACAAGGACTTTACGCTTTTAGAGTGGTAATGGATGAATCAAACAACACACCAGATGTGATTGATAGAAACATCTTGGCAGGGGCTATTTATTTACAACCTACCAAGACTGCGGAATTCATCGTAATTGATTTCAACATATTACCGACTGGAGCTTCGTTCTCGGCATAATAAAAAATTAAGGAAACTATATTTATAGTATATAAAGGAGAAAAATAAAATGGCAGAAGTATTAGAATTCAACGATATGTTCTACACCAACTTCGAACCGAAGATGAAGAACAGATACATCATGGAAATTGATGGTATCGCTTCATATTTGATTAAAACTGCAAATAGACCTTCTATTCAGTTTGAAGTTGTAACACTAGACCACATCAACGTTAAGAGAAAACTCAAAGGTAAAGGTGAGTGGCAAGATATCGAAATCACTCTATTCGACCCAATTGTACCAAGTGGTGCACAACAAGTAATGGAGTGGGTAAGAACATCTCACGAATCTATCACAGGTAGAGATGGATATGCAGATTTCTATAAAAAAGATATCGATATCTATATGCTAGGACCTGTTGGTGATAAAATCGAAAATTGGAAACTTAAAGGTGCGTTTATTAACAACGCAGTGTTCAATGATTTAGATTGGGCTTCTAATGACCCTTCAGAAATCACTCTAACACTTTCTTACGATTACGCAATTTTAGAATACTAATACTACAATATACTTTTGATACTTCCATAAAAGGTTCTCTTGTTGAGAACCTTTTTTTTTACATAAATTTTAACATTATATATTTATATGTTCAAATGGAGTTAGTGATGAGTGAATATGTAATTGAAATTGGAGCATTTGTAGTACTATTTTTAGTACTAAAAAAATATTGGAATACAAAAGTAAAAGAATACTTTGGTAACTTTGTAGTTGGTATTAATATTTTTGTTTGTTTCCTTTTTCTTTATGCATTTATAAATCAATCCCTTTCATATGAAATAGTTTTTCCAAAAATACTATTACATGGTATTGTAGCCACGATAATATATACATTATTTCAATTAGATAAAAAGAAATGAAGGAACATATAGTAATATTATCAATAGCTGCAGGATGGATGTTATTTATTTTAATAGGATATCTACAAGACAAATAATTCTAACTTTTTAAAACTTATATATTTATATACGAACATTAAAATAAAAGTTTATGGCAAATTATGATTTTCCAACTGAAGTGATAGAGTTACCATCTCAAGGTAAACCTTACGCTGAAGGGCACCCGTTATCAAAGGGTACGGTGGAGATTAAGTATATGACTGCAAAAGAAGAGGATATACTTGCTTCCCAAAATTTGATAAGGAAGGGGGTGGTACTTGATAAGTTATTCGAATCTGTTGTGGTCGAAGAAGGAGTGGATATAGGTGATATATTCGTTGGTGATAAAAACGCAATTCTTCTTGCAACTCGTGTTTTGGGTTATGGAGCAGATTATGAAGTTGAGGTAACAGACCCCTTTACCTTGGAACAACAAAAAGTTAATATAGATTTATCTAAAATACAAACTAAAGATATTGATTTTGATAAGTTGAATTCAGATAATTTATATGAATTTGAATTACCTACCTTAAAAAAAACTATCAAGTTTAAACTACTCACTCATAAAGATGAAATTGATATCAATAAAGATATTCAAGCAATGCAGAGATTAAGTGGTAAAAGTGAAGCACCATCCCAAGATGTATCTACAAGATTGAGATATATGATACAAGATGTAGATGGAAATACAGATAGAGGATTTATTAATAACTTTGTAAAAAACAATCTTTTAGCTAAAGATTCAAGAGCTTTAAGAAACTATGTTAGAACTATATCACCAGATTTAGATTTGAGTTTTGATTTTACTTCTGATATAACAGGTGAAACGGAGGCACTTGATATACCATTTGGTGCCGGGTTTTTTTACCCTGCCGAGTGATTACTCAATCCAACTTCATAACCAAATTTGGGAGATGGTTAACTATGGTAATGGATTTATTTGGTCCGAGGTGTACCATATGCCAATTCATTGGAGGAGGTTCTATTTTAAGAAGTTAATAGAAGCAAAGAAAAAAGAAAAACAAGAAATGGATAAGATTGGTAAAAAATCTTCTCCAAAAGGACCATCAGTAAGAGTGAGGAAATAATTCCTCACTTTTTTTGTGTCCTATATTTATAGTAGTATAAAACTATAAAGGAGAAACCCTATGTCTAAAGATAAAGTAAATGAAGGACTATTTGGAGCAGCTAAAAAATTCTCTGATGCATTTTTTGATGGTTTAAAAAGAAACCAAGCGGATTCAGTTTTAAAACAGGCAAGAAAAGCAAGAATGGATAGAGAAGTAATCCAAAGAATGGAAAAACTTAAAAGAGATAAAGAAGAATTGGATAAGATTCTTTCAAAAATTCCAATGGCTAAAAAATAATGCTATAGATGGCTAACGAAACTCAAAAAGAAAGATTAAAAATTCTTGGGGAGATTGGTAATCTTACCCAAAAAATCAATGCGTTTAATAAACAAGGTATTGAGGATGAGAAGCGTGCCAATGATTTAAATAAAGAAAGATTAAAATTAGCTGAAAAGCTTAGGGGTATAAACCAGAAAATAAGAGATGAACAAAGAAGTTCTTATGTTGATGCTCAAAACAGTATCAAAGGAATGGCTTCATTATATGAACCATTAAAATCTGCTGAAAAACAAAGAATACAAATGCAACTTAATGGTAATGATTTATCAAAGGTAGCATTAGATAGAAGTAATAGATTAGCAGGTATCAATCAACAAATAGCAAATCTCACAGGTGACCAAACACTTGAAAAACAAATTCTACAAGATGAATATACAAGTGAAATTGCAAAATTAAAAAAGAATAAAGGTATCACTTCTGATATAATTGATAATCTCAATGCACAGAATGAGATGGCAAAAGATTATGCCTCTCTAACAGATAGACAAAAACAATCATTACAAAGACATAGAGATGTATTAGATGGTATTCATGATACTGTAAGTGGAACATTAGATACGTTTAGATTACTTACATCAACTGTTGGTGGAGTATTTGGTTCCGCTTTAATTGGAGCTGGAGTTGTTATTGATAAGTTAGGACATTCGGCACACGAACTTGGTACTTTCTTTACAGAATCAACAGTATCAGCTACTGCTTTAGGATTAGTATTTAAAGATTCAGTTGGAGTTGTTAAAGGTCTATCTGCTGAAATGGGTGGTATCGAAAACGCAACCTTTGAGGCACAAGCAAAAACAAATTTACTTGCAAATAATCTAAACATGAGTGGAGAATCAACCGCTAGAATGGTTGGTGCTTTTGCAAGATTAAATGATAATTCTACTGAAACTGCTCTAAACGTAGCGGCATCTACTAAACAATTTGCAATACAACAAGGAGTAATTCCTGGTCAAGTAATGGAGGATGTTGCAAATTCAACAGAGGCATTTGCACTATATGGTAAAGAAGGTGGTAAGAATATAGGTCAAGCGGCTGTTATGGCAGCAAAACTTGGTGTTAATATGGCTACCATTACTGGTGTAACTGATTCACTATTAGATTTCGAATCTTCAATAACTAAAGAATTAGAATTAGGTGCAATGTTAGGGAGAAATATTAACCTTAATAAAGCAAGACAATTAGCATATGATGGTAAGTTAGGTGCATCTGTAAAAGAAACCATTAAACAAATGGGTGGTATAGATGCATTCAACAAGATGGATGTTTTCCAAAAAAGACAAGCAGCTGAAGCCGCTGGAATGACAGTAGAACAATTCCAAAAAATGGCTGCTAATTTAGATAACATCAATGATAAAGGTGAAATTCAATTAGGTACTTTTGATACTATGAAGGAAACCATGAAAACAATTGCTACTGGTCCTTTAGGAAGTGTTGTTAAAGGTATGGGTTCTGCAGCAATTGCGGCTGGTCAAATGGGATTCAAATTAAAAGATGGTCTTGCTAGTATGAAAGGTATGGGAGGAATTGGTGGTAAGATAAAAGGATTCTTCAAGGGTATGGCCGGTGGAGGAGCTGGTGTAGGAGGAGGATTATCAGAATCAACAGTTCCACCAAAAACAGGTGATGGTGGTGGAGCAAGTAAGTTCATGAAATCGGTAGGTAAAATTAAAATGGGTGAGGTTCTTAAAGGAGCGGCAGCCATGTTAGTTGTAGCAGGAGCAGTATTCGTATTTGGTAAAGCAGTTCAAGAATTTATGAAAGTTTCTTGGAGTGCAGTTGGAATGGCGGTAGTATCTATGTTAGCACTCGTAGGTTCAGTTGCTTTATTAGGAGCAATTATGACAAGTGGTGTAGGTGCAGTAGCAATATTAGCAGGAGCTGCGGCAATGTTAGTAATAGCTGGTTCTTTATTTGTTTTAGGTCATGCACTACAAGCTATTGGAACTGGATTTGAAATGATGGGTAGTGGTATAACAAGTTTATTACCAACAATAACAGGGATGGTATCAGCAATAGGTCCTTTGGCACTTATGGTTCCAACATTAGCTGGATTAGCTGGTGCATTTGCATTACTTGGTTATTCGTTATTAACACTAGGTGTACTTGGATTACCTGGTCTTGCAGTATTAGCCGGTATAGCAGCAGTTGCAACACCATTAATGAAACTGGCATCTGTATTTGGATTGGGTGGAGATGAGGGAGCAGAAACTACTGCAGTAGAAGATGGTTCACTTTCTGAATATCAATCACAGATGTTACAAAAAATGGATATGTTAATCCAAACCACTGCAGCAAATAAAGATGTTTATTTAGATAAAGATAAAGTTACTAATTTAGTAATGGAACGAAGTGAAAGAATGACTGGTAACGTATTTGGATTAGGAGTAGCATAATATGGGAAAAACATTATTAGAACTTTTCGAAAATAAAGATTCCTTTAAATATGGAACTGTTTACTCTGAAGTAAAATCAGATACAGAAACTCTTGTAGAACAAGAAACTTCAGGTGTTAGAATTCGTTCTGCTGTTGAATTAAACAATCCATTAATTTATGGAAATGAAGCTACTCGTATAGCAACTCGTTCCAATCCTTTAGTAGAAGATATGAAAGGTGCTACTGGTGGTGAAGGTGGTGATGGTGGTTTAATTGGAAAAGGATTAGAAAAAATTACTGGTGGTAAATTTGGTAAAGCTGTTTTTGGTGGTAAAGTATCTTCACTTGCCGAAGCAAGAAATGGTATAAATACTAAATTAGGAATACCACAGGCGATGATACCAACTCGTTTGATTGGTGATATAGAAGGATTGGATTCACAAGAACCAATCACATTGGATTCAGTAGGAAGTGGATTACAAGGGACTGGTTTAGGTTCTTTCTTAAAAGAAACTGGTGGTGGAAATCCTAAAACAATTTTAAGACAAGGGGCTGGTAAATTAGTTGGTAAAGCAAAAGATAAATTAAGAGGAGCATTATTTGGAACACCCCAAGGATTGGGTGATGTATCACCAGAAGAACCTAACGTAGTTTTTACAACTAATGAACAAGGATTAACTTACTCTGAACAAAAGAAAGATGCAGGTCTGTTAGGTGAAATTGAACCAAATGATTTAAAAGGAACTAAATTAGATTTATCATCGGTATCACCTTTATATGGAGTTAGACGTTCTAGTACTCCTAAACATGGTGAATCAATAAAAGCGAGTGAAGGAATATCTTCTAATTACTCACCTGAAGAAAGCGGATTTTCATATAACAAACAAAGTAGAACAACTCCATTGTTTTCTAAATTTGGATTAGGACCTGGTGATTCTATAAACCTTTTATCACCAGGAGATGATTATACATTAGATGATGAAAAAGCTTTTGCAAAAGTAGGAGATAAAGTACTTTATGATTTTATACCAGTTTGGATGAAAAAGATTGGAACTTCCAAGCCAATTATCTTTAGAGCATTGATTTCTGGCCTTACTGAAAACGTATCACCATCATGGTCAACTTCTAAATTTGTAGGTAATCCTTATAATTTTTATACATTTGATTCAATAGAAAGAAGTACATCTTTTAATCTAAAATTATATTGTAACAGTCCAATAGAATTGGCTACTAATTGGGAAAAGATAACAAAAATTACTCAAATGACTTACCCAACTGTTGGAGCACAATATGCTAATGCACCAATCATACAATTTAGAATAGGTGATATCTACAATAATAAAATAGGATATATTGAATCTTTAACTTATACAATACCAGATGATTCTAATTGGGAAACTGATGGTGATAGTGGATGGTTACCTAAAATTATTGATGCAGCGATTGGAATCAAATTTATTGAATCAGTTGGTGCAGAAGATAGACCTTATGCATATACAATATCTAAAGAAGCTGCTGAAGCAATTAATGAAAAACGAGGAGATAATGCAGAAATAGGAGCATCTCAAACAGAAGGAGATGGTAATGCAAAAGTAGATAAACCAGAAAAAATTACTCCTAAAGGATATCAACTATCTAATCCATTGGATGGTTTAAAGGCACCAAAGATGCCAAAGAATATAAATACTAATAAGAAAACATCAACTCCTGCTGATAAAGAATCAGCTAAATTACCTGATAATGCAAATCAAGGTGGATTATCTGATAAATTAGATGGCAAAAGTGTTAGTGAGGCTGTTCAAGAAGCAAAAACAAAAGTATTACCATCTCAAGCAACTATCTATACATCATTAATTGCACAGGGTTATGAAGAATATAAAGGTAGTGGATTAGGAAAAATTAGAAACGAAGAAAATGATGATGGAGTACTTCTTTTCTATAAAAGTGATGGATTTGATGATGAATTAGTAAGAATAAAATCAGATGGCTCAACAAGAGGTCCTTACAAAACAATAGCTGGTAGTGAAACAAAATAATTATGGCAAGTAGATATCAAAATAATAAAACAAAAAAACTGAATGATGGTAGAGAGGTATATAGAACAAAGATATACCCAAAAATACCAAAATCGGATACGGATATTTATATAGTTACTCAAACAGGTGATAGATTAGATACAATTGCTAATCAATTTTATCAAAATTCATCCCTTTGGTGGATTATTGCATCTGCAAATAATATACATGATGCACCCTTTGCATTACCTGATGGTACTGAATTAAGAATACCTATGAATTATGTAAGTATTTTAGATAATATTAATAGATAATATAATGGCTTCAACTTTTCCAAATTTATCAAAGATACCAAAAAATGTATCCGATACATTAAAAAGTAGAGCTGGAAAGAATATTACAGCATCTTCTTTGTTGTGTTGGATAAGATTAGTATCGGCAGGAGGTGTAAGTGGAAATGGTTCTGCTTCAACAGGTGGTTTGGTATTGGAATCTTTTCAAAACAAAAAAGACCCAGAAAATGATGCAAATCCTCAAAAGAATTGGTCAACTGATAATTTTTCAACAAGATATGGTAATGGTTCTAAATCGGGTAGAGTAGGTACAAACTTTCAAGGTGATTCAGTTTATGCAAGAGATAATGATAGAGCATATAGACCATCACCAGTAGTAGAAGGTATATCAGTTCAAAATGGAAATAAGGGTTTAAGTAGAAAATGTACGTTCACTATTAAATGTTTTTCTTTAGGTCAAGTTGAAAGAATATCCGAACATTTTCTTGAACCAGGATATACAGTCCTTGTAGAATTTGGTTGGAATACAAATTTAGCAAAAGAACAAAAATTACCTGTATTATCGGCTTGTAATATTGCAGAATATAACAATTTCTCATATGTTAATAATAAAAGAAAAAACTCAAAAGGTCATTATGATGCATTTTTAGGATATATAACTGGTGGTGGAATAAAAAGTGGTGATGGTGAAACTTACGAATGTGATGTTGAACTAACTACTTTAGGAGAAATACCAACTTATTTACAACAACACAAAGGAGATTCCCAAGAAGGAGATAAAAAGGCAGAAAGTGGACTTAAATTTAGTCCACAAGAAATAAAAAATGAAGATAACATTGGAAGGTCTTTGTTTATGCAGATGTATAATAAATTACCTGCTGAAAAACAAACAAAAAATATAAAAGCTTTAGCAAATATACAAAATCCTGATAAAGGTGATTATCATGGTGTTCCATGGTATTCTGCTCATAATTTTTTAAATATAGATGATGAAATTAGAGAAAAAGTAGTAGAGGGATATAGTGATACATCAGTTGGTATTAAAAACGAAGATGGTTCAGAAACAAGTGGTAAGATACCAGAAGGAGCCCCACTTTTTTCAGACCAATCATTTATAAGATTAGAACTTGCCTTTAAAATACTTAATACTTGTAGATACGAACTAAAAGCAGGGCCTGATTCTAAATGTACTACTATAAAAGAAGGATATAGTTTTGAGATTGATATAGATTCAACTATATGTAGAGCATTTCCTAGTATATTTTCTACTGATTCAAGTATTTTATTTATACCTAATCCTGAAACACCTAATTTTGGTTTAATAGAAGCAATTACTTCTACAAAGTTAAAAGAAAATTTTGTTCAATTGGATGAAAATGGTAATCTTTCATCAAGAAAAGAAAATCTTAATTTAGCATCTCTGCCACAATTTAGTACTGATTTAGGTGGAGCTGACCCATTAGATTATGCATTTCCAGCTACAAAAAAGTTATCAGCTGACCCTTATTTTGAAACAATGGTTAGGGTTGATGGAGATGTTTTACAAGCAGATAAAGAAGCAAAAGAATGGGGTTACTTAAGAAATTTGTATATCAATTTTGATTTCTTTTGTGAAACAATATCACAATCAAATGTTGTTACAAAAGATATTTACTTTGAATTATTAAATGGTATATCATCTGCAGTAAATTCAATGTGGTATTTTGATATATTTGAATTACCAAGTTGTAAGAAAGAAGAGGGCTCAACAGGTGCTTTAGGATTAACTGTACGAGATACAAGTTTAGTTGGTAGAATCACACCAGGTTTATTAGAGGGTGTAGATGTATTTGAAACCAAAGGTATAAGAACCCCATTTTTATCATCTCAACTTAATTTTGATATTCCTGGTGCAATGAAAAATCATGTGTTGGGTAAAAGAATAAGTGCAAATGCAAATGCAGAAACAATACAGGAAGGTCAACAACCTGAAGTCAAAAATTTATTTGCAAAAGATAAAGATGCAGTTTTAGAAATATTAAATAGTTTAAAAATACAAGAAAACGATGATGAAGAAGGTGGAGCTACACAAGAAACTGAAGAACTTACTGAAAATGAAATAAGAGAAAAGAATTACGAAATTTTCATAGGACAGGCTGCAGTATATCCAACTGTTATAGATAGAAAAGAGGGTGCTAATGCAAAAGATGCATGGTATAACAGATTTGCAACTTGGTTTGCAGGTGATTCAAATGTTTCTATTAATGAAATGGCAGTTGTGGGTGCATGGAATGATTCGGCTTTATTTAATCTTATACAAAAAGGAATAAATCTAAAAAACAAGGGAAAGGATGTAGATTCTGTTTTACTACCAATAAACTTTGAATTTGAAGTTCATGGAATATCTGGTTTAAGAGTAGGGGATTTGTTTAAATTAAAAGATGTACCATCAAAATATACAAAGGGAATATTTCAAATTATAGAAACATCTCACACTATTGATGGTAACCAATGGAAAACATCGGTAAAGGCACAATTTAGGAATACAGGATAATGGATATTAATAAAAAATATAATAAAGTAAGAACAAATATATTATCTCATCCAAAGAGAATAAATACATTTGTCCCAAATCCAACTGAAGATGATTACAAAAAAGGATATATAACAAGATTTTTTGTACAAAAAACAAATGATAAAGAATCACCTATATATGAAGTTGCTTCAAGTAATTTTAGAAAATATACTAACAATCAATCTTATAAGGGAGTAACTTTAAGATGGAGAATAAAAGGCCCTTTAAATATGGTTTTCAATGATAGAAATGAAATTACTGATAAAGGAGTTAAAGAATCAAATAGAATATCAATACAAATATCTTCGAGTAAAATTGATAATTTAAAATTATACTTACCAAATTTATTACAATTTTACAAAAGTTAATATATATTAATATACAAAAATAAAATAAGTTATATGAGTTATCTTACTGATGAAGAAAAACAACAGATGTCTCATGATTGGAGATATCGAGGATTTACAACTATTCCTTTACTTACTGAAAAAGAGTGTGATGAAATTAATGATGAGTTAGAAAAACTTCGTAAAGAAAGGCAATCAACTACAAAAGAAGATGGAAGTGAGTGGGGAGAATGGGACCCTATCATGTACCCACATAAATCATCTGAAAAATTAGAAAAACTTTTTGTACATCCTA